CCGCCTCGATGCGGCTGGCCTCGGCGATGATGTCCCGCAACGTCTGCACCGGGTCGGCATTGCACACATCACAGATCGCCAAAAATTCAGAAAGACGAACGGGTGACTTCTCGCCGTTGTGAATATATCCGACTCGGACATGGCTGACCACACCACCCATGCGTTCGGCAATCACTCTATACGCCAAGGCGGAATCATCAATTATCTTCGCCAAGGCATCTTTTGCGGCGTAATCCATTGCCGTCCATTCAATCTTTGCTGCCATGGCTCAAACATACGTGTAAGCACATGGAGACACGCCGCACTTGCTTAAATTGTAAGCGTTAGCTAACATTACTTTTCAGTAATCACAAGCTTACATACTGGAGGTGGTTGAGATGTCCTCAACTGATTTCAGACAGCTTTCGACCAAGGAACTGCACTTGTATATGAACCTCGTGATGGGTTTCTGCAAGGACATACGCCGCATGCTCCGTGAAGGCACGTTGACCAAGGATGCCATCGACAAATACGAGGTGACGGTATCCAACAACATCCTTACCGAGGTCAACCGCCGATCTGGGGCGGAAACATCTGGGCGGCGGTCAGAGCAAGAGCCGGAGCCTCAATCATGTACCCGATAGCCAGCTGCTTACCTAAATCCTTGACTTTATCCCACATCGACTGCTTATCTTCGGGGGTCTGCACCATGGCAATGTCCAACGCCTCACGCAAACGGCTCACTGCTCGGTCAAGCACGAAATCGCCCGTGATGGCGTACTCGTCCAATGCGGTCTCTGTTTCTCTCAGAAGCCGTGACAGGTACAAGGCCAGACCATCGGGCATGCCGTCCGCGATTCCTCTGAGGACAGTGTTGGCCTCGCTGACGAGATTCCTGACATTGTTCCGTTGCTCTTCGGTGAACCGAAGCGTGCATGAATCAAGCAGCTCAGCCGCGTACATCAACAAGTCCTTGTCGGCGTCGGACATGAAATCGGACGTGCCAACGGGGCCGCTGATCTCATCCCAACGAATCTCGCCGGTATCCGTGAACGCCATCGTCACGGATTTACGCCACCGAGGCAGAGAAGAGCGAAATCCTTTGACGCGTCGTCCTTCCCTTTCCCACTGGTCAGTCGCTTTCCCGATTTCATCGAGAGCGGCGACCAGATCAGGGAAACGGTATCCGGCTTGGTCGGCATCATAAACACTTTCCTTGTCGAAGAAATCATACAGAAACTCCGCAGCGTTCATTTTCCCCTCCTCTTCGAAAGAAGTTGCACATGTCTAATCTACCAGCAATTGAAGTCGCAAAACGGGCGACCCATGACACCCGCAACCGCGTGCTGCTGTCCAAGACCAAGATAACCAGCATCGCCGACGCCAGCAACCGCAACCGCATGACCATCGCCAAATGGCTCGACGGCGACGACATGAGCCTCGCCGCGTTCGTGGCCGCACAGCAGTTATCGGGCGGAGACCCGGTCAAGACCTTGGCCACCGCGCTCGCTGGCAAGAAGGTATCTCATGCCTGAAATCCAGATTTTCAAATTTAAGAACAACCAACTCCGCTCGATGATCGACGCGCATGGCGAGCCGTGGTTCGTCGCCAAGGACGCCTGCGACATCCTAGCAGTGGAGACCAATCATCTTCGGCGTGATCTTGACTCTGACGAAATCACTGAGGCAACCAACCTCCCCAATTGGGAGGTTGGGAAGAATGGCGGTCGTGCTCCCCTGATCGTCTCCGAGCCGGGTTTGTACAAGTTGATCATGCGCAGCCGCAAACAGGAGGCTAAAGAGTTCCAGCGTTGGGTAACGCACGAAGTCCTGCCCTCTATCCGCAAACACGGCGGCTACATGGCCGGACAGGAATCAATGACGCCGGAACAGATGACCTTGGCGGCGATGAACTGGCTTAGATCCAAAGTCGACGAACAGCAAAGGCAGCTAGAGGCACAAGCTCCCAAAGTGCTATTCGCAGACGCGGTAAGCGCCAGTAAGACCGACATTCTGGTTGGCGAGCTGGCGAAGATACTCAAGGGCAATGGGATTGACATGGGCGGTACGCGCCTGTTCGCGTGGCTGCGCGAGAACGGTTGGCTCATGAAGACGGGCAGCAGCCGGAACATGCCGACGCAGAAGAGCATGGAATTGGGCTTATTCCGCATCAAGGAAACGGAGATTACCCATTCGGACGGTCATATCACGGTGAATAAGACACCGAAGGTGACGGGCAAGGGTCAGGCGTTTTTCGTGAACCTGTTCCTCTGTGGGAAGGCGGTGACGTGATGAAAGTCCGCGATGCATATAGATTGGCCGTTCGATTTATCGGGTATGGCGCAACTTTGCTGTTGGTTGGCGGAGCAATCGCCGTGCACCTTACGGGGTATGTGATGGCGCACGACGAAAGCCTTATGGAACGAATCGAGGAACGGCTACGCCAGTAGAGACTCCCCATAGCCCAAATGCAAACGATTGGTCATTTTTGACTTCCTCCCATAGCTAGTAGTTAGGCAATATCCAGCTTAGAGGGAAGCGAATCGACCCGTAAAAAACCAGAGAAAGGAAACATCATGGTCTGGTTCGTCATCGCAATCATCCTCCTGCTCATCGGGGTCGGCGCCGTCGCCGTCGCCCTTGCCGGCGGCGGCGCCGGCGCGGGCCTCGGCTTCATCCCCATCGTCGTCGCTGGTCTGCTGATGATTCCCGCCTGCCTGTACTCGCAGGATGCGGGAGAGGTCGTCGTGCTGAAGAACATGGGCGGCTCCATCGCCGGATATTCCGCCGACGCGGGATTCCATGGCAAGCTCCCGTGGCAGTCCACCATGCAATACGACACCCGCAACAACGTCATCAGCTATGTGGCCAAGGGCGAGGAGGACTACGACGGAGGCTCGGCACGAGGCCCGCAGGTCACCGTCAACGACAAGAACGGCGCACAGGCCGACATTGACATCCAGGTCAACTATTCGCTCGACCCGAAGTACGCGATGGACCTGTACAAGGACTACGGCAAGCAGACCACATTCGTGAAATCGGTGGCAGCAGTCGACGTGCGCAGCGTGCCCCGCGAGGTCTCCGGCCAATTCGACACCATCCAACTATTGACCGATCGCAGCAAGTACACCGCCGCCATCCAGAAGGCCCTGACCGCGAAATGGAAGGACATGGGTCTGCGCGTCGAACAGGTCAGTGTGCAGGAGATCCGCTACCCCAAGTCCATCACCTCGAAGTACGCGGAGGCACAGGCCGCCGAGATCGACAAGCAGAAGGCATTGAACGAGCAGGAAGTCGAGAAGACCAAGGCCGAGACCAAACGCATCAAGGCGCAGGGCGAGGCCGACGCCAACAAGGTGCTCAACGACTCCCTGACCGACAACGTGCTCAGACAGCACTACATCGACGCATTGCAGAATGCCGACCAGCTGGTTGTCACCCCCGAGGGATCCAACACCCTCATCCAACCCAAGTGAGTCAAACCATGAACGCCAAGGATTACGGCCATCACTTCAGCGGCTATCGCAGGTCCGACGAGTGCGAGCCGTCCCAAGGTTTCATGCACCGTCTCGTGCTCTGGATCGTCGCGTACGCGGTGTGCGTCGGCTGGATGATGACTCACATGGGGTGCGCGCATCCCATCGAAAACGGCATCGCCGCGCTCATTGGCTTCGGTTTCGTGCCGCTCCGACTGATCGATCTGGTGTTGAGCGAGGCGGGCGTCGAATACGAATAACTGTCTTGCCGGTCGGCGTGGAAAACCGGCTGACAATCGGAAGGAAAACCGCAAACCCTCGTGATAACCGAAAAAACCAAAACAGATACTGTGTCTGTTTTTTGAACCGGCGTCGGCCTTGTTGCCACCGTTTGCTTCTCGGGCCGATGCCACGGGCGGCGCAGGTTGCCCCCAGTCAAGATCGCGTAGGTCAGGTGTGCGCGGCAAAGACCGGGATCACGCTTCGATGCGTGGCCGTCCACGACCGAAAGGTTAAAAAAAGAAAACCCCCGCTGGCACGGGGGCGAAGAAAGGATCTCCAATAGAAAGGATAACCCCATGAGCGTAGAAACACCGAACCTCATGAGTGTGGCCCAGCTCGCCGAACACTACGGGCGGGCGAAGAAGACCATTCAGAACAAGCTCACCCGAGGCTGGGGGCCAGTGCCGGTATTGGACCCGGACACGGGACAGGTGCTCGGCTTCCGCGTCGAGGAGGTGAACCGTTTTGACCAGCGCAACCAACGCACCCGCAAGCAATACCTGTATGACTGATCTGCCTAACGACATGTGGCTGGCGGTCGCCGGGAAGCTGCTCAAAAACCTTGACATCCTTACCGCGCACCCCACACGGCAGAGCCTCGCGAGCCTCATCGGACTGAGCGTCCACGAGGCCGGGCTACGGCTCGTCGGACTACGAGAGGATATGGATGACGGACACGGTGGAACTGTGGAGTCCGATCACGGACGATGGCGTGCGCATGACGCCGGGCGAATTGATCGTGGAGTTTATGGATCTTATCAGCGACCGGAACAGTCAGACCGGCAACCCGTACCTGTACGTGATGCCGTTGCCGAACATGGTCGTCATCGACAGGCAACGGCGCAGGGTGAGTGCACGAGTGGAATATGTCAGCAAATCGAAGCTAAGGAGCAGCAATGAAACGAGTGACCGTTGACATGGCAGCACAGGCGACCGGCCTGTTCGACGTGCACCGTTTCCGCCAGCGCACGAAGACGGATCGTGAGAGTGCGTGGCGCAAGTTCCGCGCACTGGGCGTCGGCGGCTCGGACATGAGCACGATCCTCGGCCTCAACCCGTACTCGACCCCTTACGAGCTGTGGTTGGAGAAGACGGGCCGTCAGCAGCCGGAGGACATCAGCGGCAAGTGGGCGATCGTCAAGGGCAACGCCTTGGAGATCGAACTGCGCCGCCGATTCCGCCAACTGCACCCGGAGTACCAGGTCATCGACGGCACCGACATCAGCCTCGTGTCCAAGGAGCATCCGTTGATGCACGCCTCGCTGGACGGTTTCCTCTACGACTCCGAATCGGATTCGTTCGGGGTGCTGGAGATCAAGACCGCGAACGCGAACCGTGGGCGCACCGACTGGCACGACGAGACGGGCGAGCTCGTGGCCCCGCAGTACTACATGGCGCAGGTCACGCATTACATGGCCGTCACCGGCTTCCGCTGGGGGTATTTCTACGCGGACATCGGCGAGGCGGAACCGGTCGAGGTTCGTTTCGAGCGCGACGAGGACGACGTGAACGCCGTGGTCAAGGCCGCCGAGGACTTCTGGGGTTTCGTCACCCGCGGCGAAATGCCCGCCCTGACCGGCGCGGACGTGGACAAGGCGCAATCCATGCCACCCTACCCGGACGGCTACGAGCAGGTCGTGGACCATGAATTCGACGACCTCGCCGCCATGTACTCCACGTACGCGCAGGCCGAATCCAACGCCAAGAAAGCGAAGGAGAAGATCGCCGACCAATTGAAGGCGATGGTCGGCGCGGAACGCGAGGGCCTGATCAGCGGCGGATGGAAGGCCGGATACCGGACCGTCCACTACAAGGAGAAGCCAGCGATCGAGGCGAAACCCGCATACGACCAGAGACGATTCACCATCACCCAACTCAAAACCAAGTAAGGAGAACCGATATGGGACAGTTAGCGACGCAGGCGCAGAACGCGCAGATGCAGACGATGAACCCGCAGAAGAACATGAAGAGCCTGCTGGAGAGGAGCTGGCCGCGCATCGCGGCCGTCATCGGCAACAACCTCAGCCCGCAACGCCTCTACCAGATGTACGTGAGCACCATCAACCGCGAACCGCAGCTCGCCAACTGCGGCGTGGAATCGGTGCTGTCCTGCTTCATGAAATGCGCCGCATTGGGCTTGGAACCGTCGAACGTGGACGGATTGGGACGCGCCTACATCCTGCCCTACGGGAACAAGAACTACCGCACCGGACAGAAGGAAGCCACACTCATCATCGGCTACAAGGGCATGATCGACCTCGCACGCCGCAGCGGCCAGATCAGGGACATCAGCGCCCGAGCAGTCCATGAGGGCGACGAATTCACCTACAGCTATGGCCTGAACGAGGACCTGCGGCACGTGCCGTGCGCGAAGCCCGGCAAGCTCACCCATGTGTACATGATCGCGAACTTCAAGGACGGCGGGCATTACTTCCAGGTGATGAACGCCGACGAGATCGAGGCGGCGGCGAAACGCAGCCCCAGCTACGGCAAGGCGGTCAGCCCGTGGAAGTCCGACTATGAGGCCATGGCGAAGAAGACGGTAATCCGACGCGCGTTCCCCTACCTGCCGGTCAGCGTGGAGGCCCGCGACGCGGCCGCAAGCGACGACCAGACACCGGATTATTCCGACGTGTTCCGTCCACTGCCCACCGTGACTGCGGACGATTCGCCGGTTGACGTGAGCGTGGACGAACCCGAGGAACCGGAACAGCCGCAGCCGTCTCCCGTCGAGGCGAAGCGTTCTGAGATGATTCGACGCTTCCAGACCTTGGGCGTGGCTTCGGACGCGGAGGCGTGCGAAACCATCTCGAAGATTCTGAACCGCGAAGTGAAAGCCAGCGACGAACTGTCGGAGGCGGAGCTTGACAAGGTGATCGGCCAGTTGAAGGCCGGCGTGAAGGAAGGTGAGTGAGACCATGGCGGGAAAAGCGACCATCATCATCCAGGGCACGGCGTGGGGCGTGCGAGAAACGCAGAACGGCAAAAGGTATCTGAGCGTATCGGTGTCGCCCGGCTACCGTGACCGGAACGGCAACTGGAAAAGCCAGCCGGAACATTACTACTCGGTGTGGCCTGCGGGCTACGCGAACCTCAACCCCGTGTTCGACCAGATCGCCCAGCTGCGTCAGAATCAGGACCAGTTCGTGGACGTGACCATCGTTGGAGAGGTCAGCGGCTGCGACGCCTACACGAACAAAAATGGCGGGCTTGCCGCATCCTGTTCGGTCAGCGCCAGCGCCGTCGCCATCACGAACGTGAGGCAGAAGGGCGGCGGACAGTCGCAGGGCTACGGCGCTCAGGGCGGCTACACGCAGCA